GTTCATCGAAGAGATTAATAGTGGTCCTGATGGTGATGGTAAGATTGTTACTATTGGGTCATCTCAATACACCGTAAAGAATGAATAACGACGTGACCTAGGCGTGAGCCAACATCCAAACCAGATCTCGAACAAGTCATGGTAGGCAACCGCGAACAAGCTCGCTAGTTCGCTGCGCTCTGGACAGCCCACCTCGCGGTGCCTACACTTTTAACGTTGGCTCAAAAAGATGGCTTCCACAAATCGCCAGAACAAAGACGCCGGGATCGTGCGGACACGCCGAGCGTTGCAAGATGAACGGCTCAAGCGGACCCGCTTGGCAGACGGAGCTATTTCGTGTGCTAGCGACTCGAAGTGGTGCCGGATTTTTGATGCGCTGCAGGAGCAACTAAAGGTGCAATCATCGCATTCTGGAAGCCTCACCCGGATCAAGCTTCTCAAATCGGAGGACCCTTTCGACTATCGAGATCTCTTGTCCTCGTGCATCGAGGACACCTACCTTGATGGGATGTCGGGACCGATTTACTATCGAGAGATTGAATGGATCGACGTCCAGACTGGCGGCGTGGAACCAGAGTTTGATTGCCAGGTCGATTTTGAGATGCGTGACGGATTAGCCCGCATCTACGGCTATAGACAAACAAACAGCCAACAAGTCGCGTCACCGAATCGGGCATAAGCTTTCAATTCCATGACTCATCCACTTTTCAATCGCGCCCGATTCGGTGCGCACTAACGTTCGGTAGAAAAATCATGAAACTAATCGGGCTCGTTCTTGCAGGTTGCGGATTGGTTGCCTTGGGCTATTTGGGGCGAAGCGTGAAGGAACAGCCCGAATCGCAACATCTGGTGACGACTAAGATCAATGAATCAGCCCCGCTATACGACGTGCCTGGCGTCCAATCGAGGCGAGTGGAGTTGGACGGTAAGTTTATTTCGGTGAGAGGAGGCCTGTATGCTGGTCCCGGCGGGGAGGAATTCCTGATCCCTGACGATGAAACAAGCATGCGGCCGGACAACCTTCCGGATGCGAAGAAGTTGGGATATTGTATTAGACTCCCAGATTGGAGGTTGCGGGATATAGAGCGGGGAAGCATTTATTGCGGCATAGTGGTCGAGGGGACTTTTGCTCGTCTCGATGGGTCTCCGTTTGATCTTCTCGCACCGATCAAGACAATCTCCTGGAATGATCCGAGAAAACCAATCATCAAAGATCAAGAAACCGAACAAGACGGTCGAGGCGACGGCGATAAGCCGCCAAATTGAATTGGAGTCTTGCGCGCCGCCGCCTCACCTCTAACGTTCGGAAGGAAATCGATCATGAACGAATCTCGACGTAACGCTATGCAATTTGATGACGGATTGTATGATCTTGGCAGGCTAGCTAACACCAAGTTGGTGATATCCGGACGACAGCGGTTGCCTCATTTCTGCGTATATTGCGCATGTGATTGTGAGCGGCTAATTCCAGTTGAGGTCGAAGGAGAAGTTTCGCGGCTACCGAGCGAGATCAAGGCGGCTGGTTGTCTCATGATGGGCTTTGGATTGGGACGACTCTTGGGGCTCGGTCTCGCAATGGGACCAGCGCAAGGAATGCTTGAAGCAGGAAGGAGAAGCCAAAAGAAGATTGCCATCCCGGTTTGCTCAAAATGCCAAAGGGCAAGGGGACTTCCGAGGGTAGAGCGGATAGAACAGGGACTCCAGATTAGATGCTGCAAGGAGTTCGCAACAAGATTCGAGCGTGGAGAATTCGGAGGGATTGGAGCAAATGATCCATATTAGGCACGAAAAGGATTCCGAACAAGAAGTCGGCTCATACGACGGCGGAAGCGTCCCAGTTTGATTTCGAGCTTCACACCCCGCCGCGTATGGCCTAAAACGTCCTACCTCCCCCGCCACTTCCGCACCATCGCGACGAGCGACATGAGGCCTACCGCGAGGCCCACGAGCAGGGACGCGATCCGCAGGTGCCATTCGATCTGTTCCTGAAACGACGTGATCAGCCCCAGCATTGGCGAGGCGACGCCGACGATGGCTTTGCTGACGTAGTCGAGGTCGATGCTGGATGGCGGGCGCATGGTTCTAAGGTCGGTGTCAATTGCCCAGAGGCAAGGCATCCAGTTCCTCGCGGGTGGTGGCGGAACGGATTGCGGCCCGGCGGGTGGCGTGGAGCGTCCACAGGTCGCGGATGGCGGCTCCGTAGGCCACGAGGAGCAACCGAAGCGCCCGGACCCCTGGCAGCGTGTGCGGCACGCCGTGGATGTCGGTGATGACCTGAGGCGTGTTCATGAACGCGGCTTTCGCGGCGGCGTCCGGTTGCAGTTCGTGGGCCTCGCGCAGGAGCGTGAGCAGCCGGGTGAATGCCTGTTGGTCGGCCTCACCGGCTGCCAGCGTGATGCCGTTGATTTCGATTCCGGCCTTGAGCCGCTGCTGGGCGGCCTTTTCGAGCTGGAGGCGTTTGACGATCATCGCGGTGCGCAGAGCGACCTGTTGCAATTGGGATTCGTTCATGGCGGGGTGATGGTTAGATTTCGGTCAGGGTGACGGTCACTCCGGCATAGTAACCGGAATTGTAGTACCCGAAGTAGGTGTAGCCGGACCAATCGAAGGTGCCGTCTGCGGTGAAAGTGAACTCGGCGTAGATATCCGAGGCGCTCGACGGGATGGCATTGAGCATTGCGGAGAACGTGCCGTCGCTGGCGATGGTGGCGTCCAGATAATTGCTTGAGATATTCTGGATGTTGGAAAGCAGGGAAGCGCCGTAGTTGACGCTGGAGATTCCGAAATACTCGCCGCTCACCGGGATGTCGCTGAAGTTGTCGATCCTCACGTGGTAGTTCTTGCCCGCCTCGACCAGCCCGAACGAGATGATGTTCTCGTAGCTGTCGATTGTGACATAGTTGACCTGCGGCGGGGCGAAGGGTCCAATGAAGGTGGTGTTGATCTGCACCCAGCCATCGTTGGCGGCGCTCAACTCGTTCTTGGTGCTGATCCAGGCGTTGATTCCGTTGACTGCGATGCGGCCCAACCATCCGGGCGTGCCGTCGATCATCTGATCGGGTTGGTAGTTGGTGGGTTCGCCGTAGTAAACCACCGGATACCAGACCCCGTTGATGTTGTGTCTCGGCAAGGTCAGGTCGGGTGGGGCCTCGGCGGCCAGGATCGCGTTGCGGACACTTGCCCGCTGTGGTGCGGTGAGAACCTCCTGCACGTCGTGGCGCAAATACTGCGGGTGCGGGTCCGTGGCATTGAGGTGGGTGGTCATTGCCGCCGTCACGTCCGCGGGCGACGCGATATTCTGCGGCAGCGGATAGGGCGGTTCGGCGGAAGTGGGCACGCCCTCGGTGCCGCGGTTCACGTCGTTTTCCACCACGACGAGGAACGTGCGCGTCGAGGTCGGTTCGCCTGATCCCTCGCGCCAGGTGATCTCGCCCATGAGGGTGATTTCAGAAAGCTCGCTGCCGGTGGAGGATCCCACACCAAGGGCGGAATCGAGTTCCACCGTGTTGAAGCTCGGCGAGCACTCATAAACGGAATTTTCGGCGTCCACGGCCGGCATTGCCCAATCCGCATCGTGAACGAGATAGCCGATGTCGTAGCGGTTGCGCGGCTTGATGCCGAAACGGATTTCCAGCGTGGCCGGATCGCCGATGGCAACCGGAGTCACGCCGCCGTCGAGAAACGCGACTTCCAACAGGGCCGCGTCGCCGCGCTTGAACCTGAGCGAGGTGATTGGATTGCGGAATCCCGGGCCTTCGATGAGTTGCAGGGTTTCAAGATCGACGTGGAGCTTCACGCCCATGCCTGGCTGTCAACCGGGCGCTGCCGTTAGGGATCAAACGTGTCGCCGTGGGCGGTGGGCTTCACGCCGCGCTGGCTGTCGTTGAAACAGCGGACCCGCATGTTGACCAGCCTGGTTTCGCCCGGTGATTCCGGCATCGGGATGTCAAACCAGTCTGACCACGGGTTTTCGATGCTTCCCGTCCAGGACCAGGTTCTTGATGCAACCAACGATGGCGCTGGAGATGGAGGCTCGCCCGGATCCGCCGGGATCACAGGTTCGGCACCGCATTCCCCGGGTGTCGCAGTCTCGCAAGCCTCCCACGCGGCATGTTCCGCCACCGCTGCATCATAGGCGTCCTTGAGGGCTTTCCACGCGATCCATGCTTTTGGGAAAAACACCTCGTCCCACTGGACCGCATACGTTGATCGGTTGTAGCCCTCCGGAATGCCCAGTCGATAGCGGGCAAAGCCGAGTTCAACCACCTGATCCACCAAACCAACCGGGGTGCGGTTTTCGCGCCAGGTGTCGCAGTCGGTGCCATAGGTGAAATCTTCGTTGTCCCATTCGACCGCACTTTGCAGCGCTGCAATCGCGGCGGATCGGGCGGCCTCAATGTCGATTGCGTCTTCCACGCTCGAATTGCTGCCGCCGGTTTTGGGTTCGCCTTCCGTGATGTTGCGGACCGCAGTCGAAACCGGAAACCCGCCCAACACCGCATTGAATGCCTGGCTTTGGGTCCACTGCAAGAATCCGCCGTCATTGTAGTCCCAGCGGGTGGTCCTGTAATAGGTGTGGGTGACGCTGTTATAGATTTCCCAGGCGAGGTCGGCCGCTCCGGACAGCGATTGGCATTCCTTTCGCGGGGCCTCGCATGCCGGCGGCTGGCAATCGCAGCACGAAACCATGGCCGCATCTTGGGAGGTTTGGATGATCATGCGCGTGAATAGCAGAGTGTTCCGGCGCAATGCTTGATGGTGAACGGCCCGCAGCCGGTGGGTTCCAAGCGCACTGAACCGCTGCTGATGGTGAGCTTGCCAATGGGCAGGACGATGTTGCCCTTGCCGGTGGAAACCACTGGCGCGGTGTTGGCAGGATAGTCGGTGCCCTCGGACCATGCGGTTTGGGTCCAGTTGCCGGTGGGCCGGGTGCCGGTCTTCACTCCGGGCAAGAGGAGTTCGCCGTCATCGTCGCGGTTCACCTCGACTTCGAAGCTGATAGAGACGAGCCATGTGCCGCTGGTTTGCGGGTTCACCTCCTGTGGATCGAGATTCCAGTTCTGGTCGCCGCAATGGATGAGTCCGCCGCGAATGCCGGTTTTCGTGATTGCACCTTCCTTCCAGGTGATGATCTCGCCGAACGGGCAGGGTGTTCCGCCGCCTGGTTCGCCGGATGACGAACTGCGCGCCCGGAACGCGAATCCGCTTGAAGTGAACACCAGTTCCATACCGGCCGAGGGGCGCGGGGTGCGGGCTGCTAGGGCGTCGATGAGCGTATTCCAATCGCTAGCGAGGATCGGATTGCCGGGGCGTTTCTTCGGTGGAAGCTTCATCGTCAGTCGGCGGTGTAGATGTCCGGATCCCAGCCGCCGAGGTCGCTGGCGATCCATTCGCGTTCGATGCGGAACGAGTTTCCCTCCTGGGTTTGGGTGACACCGTTGTAGAGCCAGTTGCGGCCGTCTGATAGGGCGGGCTGCCGGCCATCGGGTTCGTCGATTTCACCGATCTTCTGCACGTCGGATGATGCGGCCGACGCCTTTTTCACGGTGGCCTGCCGCCAGGTGACTTTCGGCGAATAGTAGGAGGTCTGGCCGCGATTGATTTTTTCGATCGCCTTGATGCCGAGGGTGCTCGTCACCTTGTCCTTGTAAGGGGTGCCGGACGCATCCTTCTCCTTGCCACTGATGATGGCCTGGAGCGCTTCCAGTTCGGCTTCGGCCAGATCGCGGAACTTCTTGTGGGAAAGAAGTGGTTCCTCGGAAAGCGAAAGCCCGAGCGTGTAGGTGGTCTTGTTGGGATCGTTGTCGCTGTTGTCGGTGCCGGCATAGTGGCAGGTGATTTGCGCGATGTCGCCCTCGCTGACCTGGGCGCTGACGTTGTCCACCGAGATGAAGGGGATTTCAGGGTGTGCGGTGCCGGGACGCGGCATCAGCCTGGTGATGGAATTGCGATGGCAGAGGAAAACCTGGGTGGCGGTCCACTTGCCCTCGCGGTCCACCGACAAGGAATAGTCCGGCTGCGGGTAGAGTTTTCCGGGTTCGATGGAAACGTGTCTCGGCATGCTGGCCGGGACGTGGCGTCAACCGAAAGCCGCTTTGCCACCGCCGCCGAGCTTTTCCACCTTGCGGGTCAAATCCGCGATCAGGCTGTTCGTCATTCCAGTGAGCCGGTTGTTTTCCCGCTGTGCGTCGAGCGTGCCTGACGAATAACCGCCGCCGCCGACTTTACCGAGTGACGTGACGATGGGTGCGAGACTGGCGGATTGGGCAGCTTGCACCTTGGGCGTGGCCGTGGTTTTCGCCGCCACGGTTGCCGCCTGCTTCACCTCCTCGGGCATTGGCAGGGCTTCCCGGATGGTTCCAAGGACGGTGTTCATACTTTCCCGCAGTCCGGTCGTGTCGATGACATCGGCGGTGTTGGAAAATGCGTCGCCAAAGCGGGCGGAGATGTTTTCACCCGCCTCCTTCAACCTGAGTCCGACCTTGGCGGCAAGCGGACCAAGCTGGTCACCCGCGTCACTGTAACGTGCTGCCGCCTCCGCATCGAGAACGCCCGCCGATTCACGCAAGGCTCCCTGGGCGGAGTTGATAGAGTCACCTTTGCCAAACAACTCGGCGAGCGGACGGGCGATTTCCAGCGCTTCGGCGAGTCCTTTTTGGAGGAAACCGACGGCGGTGAGAAAGATTCCGATGAGCGCATTGCCCATGCCCTTCCAGAAGTCGGCGGTGGTGATGACCTGAAAGTAGGTGATGGCGGTCCGGAAGATCTCGACGATGTATTGCCCTGCGGCGGCGATGGTGGCGCGGAGCGTGGCCCACAGAAAATTCACGCTCATTGCAAAGCCGAGTTTCAACGAGGACCCGACAAGATTGATGAACTGCCCGCTCTTGAACACTGCGATTACATACTGCATGGCATCGCGGATTTTGTGTCCCGCTTCCGCCGCCAATGGGGCGAGTTTCTGGGCAAGCGCGATGGCCTGCTCGACCAGTGGGCGGATGGCATCGTTGATCGGCGTGCCGAGAGTGAGGAACACCTCGTTGATCGTGTCCTTGAGTGTGGAGAACAGCCCCGAGGTGGTTTTGCTCTGCGCCTCCATCATGCCCGCGAACTTCCCGCCCTGCGAGGTCATGTTGATGAACGCTTGCTCGATGGCTGGAAAGCCGACCTGGCCGGACTCGACAAGATTTTTAACCTGCGAATCCGAAACGCCGAATTGTTTCGCCAGCTCGCCGATGATCGGAATCCCCCGGCCGGTGAGCTGATTGATGTCCTCGGCGAAGAGCCGTCCTTGGACCCGGGCTTTGCCGTAGAGTTCAGCGATCTCATTCACTGGTGCCTGCACGCCGGCCGACACGTCACCGATGCGGGCGAGGGTCGCGGCAACCGTGTCGGCCCCCTCACCGAATGCGATGAGCTTGCGGCCGGCATCTGCCAGTTCAGGAAACTCAAACGGCGTTTTCGCCCCAAGTTCGCGGAGTTGCGCAAGCGTTTGTTCCGCCTTGGCCGCATCACCGATCAAGGTGGCGAATGCCACTTTCGTCTGTTCGAAATCCGCAGCGGAGGTGACCGCCTTGATTCCTGCGGCCAAGGCCACGCCACCGCCAGCGAGGGCGGCTCCGAGTCCCACCTTCAAACCAGCAGCGCTGAGGCTCGCCATCTTCTTGGCCGATGCGGAAACGAGCTGGGTGGCGCTCGCCATGGACCGCTTCAACGCGGTGATGTCGGCTCCAAGGGTGACGGTCAGGGCGCTCATGCGCCGGGGGTGGAGTCAACCGGACGCTTGAATGTTGGAGCTATGGCACGGCTGGAATGAACAGTCCAGAGCGAAGCGAAGTAGCGACCTTGAACGCCGTCACCCCCCCTTGTTCGGCGGTCTAGCTACTATTGCGAACGTCGCAGATGATAAGGAGCATCCTGCTTCTCGCCCTGTTTAGTGACACACGTCATAGTTGACCCATCATCTGAGATCGTAAGGCGGTTCGTGGTGCCGTTTGGCCAGCGAACTGAGTAGCTTCTTTGTCCTACGACAGACCAAGAGCCACGGTAAGAGCCACTCAGCACTGAGCCATCAGCGAAAAACCGGAGCGGTTTATTTTTTCCTGAAATCCCAATCCACTGTCCGCCAACAACACCGACTGGATCTGCGTCTTTCCTCTTCTTTGCCCGCTCTTGGATCTCAAGGAGGATTTGCACGTCACTCGGTGTCTGCGCAAAGGTGAGCGGCAAGCTGCTGGCAAAAGCCAGCGAAATAAAAGTAATGATTTGAAGCGTGCTTCTCATATCCATAGTGGGGTGGGCGTGTAGATAGTTGCAACGTCGAGGCCTGGCACCCGCTACCGGGAGCGCCCCTCCGCTTCAGGTTGAGGGTTATCGCCACTCTCCGACTTTGACTGGGAACGGGTAGCGGGTTGTCCAGTGCCGGCTTCGACGATTTTGATCTCTTCGGATACGACCCCGACTGCTGCCAATGTCTCCGTTACACGAACCTGCATCGTGCCAGAGAACCCCTGTCCGGTGGCCTTCCCTGCATGAGGTCCATTTATTTTTAGGGTTAGCGTGGAGCCGTCCCAAGAACTTGGAATCTGATGGTAGTTGTCCCACCCCTGCTTCGGTGCAGGTGCACGAAGAAGACTATACCCGTCATCACTGATTGTGAGAATCTTCGTCTCCATCAGAAATGAATCTCCAGCAGCAAACGCTACTACCGTGCCTGCTGGATCAAATAGGATCGAGTCTTTATCGACGACCAACCCCGACTCAAACGCGAACAATTCACGCCCTTCTCTGGTCACAACGCTTACGCGATATGGAGTAGTCGGTGATTCCTTAAAGAACCTGATCATATACTTACCTTTCACGCTTCTGGTCCCGAAGGACTCAGGAGCGCCGACTGCCGAGACTGCAAACAATAAGAGCGCGAATGATGATAGTTTCATTTCTGTCGAACAGTGTTAATAAGTAGCGTGCGGCATTTGTCCTGTAACAACCGCGTGCGGTTCAACCGGTGCAAATACGGCACAGAAGGATACTTCTCCGCGACTTCCCGTTCGTATGAACGAGTTCATGCCAGATGTCGGGTGCATTTCAGTTGCTGACAAGCTAGCAAATCCCGGATAGCCTCGACAAGCGTTGATTTGCCTGTTGGGGCGGATCTGCGGCATTCCAACATCCCCGCAGCGCCTCCAGTTGCTCTCGGAGGCTGAATAGGCTTTCACCGGTGACGCTCCAACTCGTCCGCACCCCATTCCGCCGCAACAGGCAGTGCTGATACTGAGCGAGTCGCGCCAGCGGCATGAACAAAATCCGCTCCTCGGGCCACCCTGTTTCGGCAGCCACGGCGAACACTTGGGCGGCTAGGAAGCCGGGCTCGTCGCAGGCTGTATGGGCTTTTTTCCACCGATGTCCACGATGGTTTCGACCTGTGCCGCCTCCAGTTCCCGGCTTTGGTCTTCGAGGCGTTTGAACGCGGTCTGGAAATCGGCCGGGGTGAGGCCGCCGCAGAAGACCAGGGCGGCTTCGCGGAATCCCTGGTCATTGAACGATGCTCGGACCACTTCCGGCCACGGGGCGCAGTGGGTGAAGACGAAGCCCATGATTGCCGAAGTGAACTCGGGCGTGCCGTCTTGGGGCATTTCACCTTTCACCAGCGGATTGCCGGTCCGGAGCAGCACGTCGTAGCTGGCGAGGGACAATGGCCGCATCGCATGTCCGGCGACAATGGTTTCCACGTCATGAAAGGCGGTGGACAGGAGTTTCTGGCGGTCGGTGTCGTTCATGGGATCTCAGAGGTATTTGAGGAACAGGTCTTCGGTGGCGGGCGTGGCATCGAGCGGAATGAAGGCGATCTTCCCCCGGCGTTTCACGCAGGCGAGCGGCACGTCCTGTTTCACCTTGTCCACCAGGCGCTGGCGGTTGAGCAGGGCGCACTTGATGTAGGCGAATGGATGCTCTGGGTTGGCGAGATGCCAAGCGTCGTCGTTCCAGGCCTCGATGAGAGCCTTGGTCTGGAACTTGCCGCAAGGGCTCTGTGGGTCGAAGAACCAGACGGTGCGCTCGCCGCGGATGCCATCGCCAACGACGCGAACGAAGGGCTTTTCGGCAAGCGGGATGCCCACGGCCGTCAATGCGGCGGCGAGGCAGGTGTTGCTGGTGGCGGTGGAGGAAAGGTGGGATACGGCGTTCATCTCTCGATCTTTGTTAGGTTTGAAAAGCTGGTTCACGCACCGCCCGTGACGACGAACGGATAGTGGATGGCGGTGAGGTCGATTTTTTCGAAATCCTCGTTGTTGAGGCTGCGGCTCACCTGCATGAGGATTGTGGTGCCACCCGTGGCCTGAAGGTGGGCTGGGATGGCATTGGCGAGCGCGATGGCCGCGCCGATCTTGCCGCTGAACGAGGAGGTTTTGGCCACGAGGCCGGAGAGCTTGATCTCGACCTTCTCCTGATAGAGCGAAAGGCCGATGACTTCGCCGCCCTTGTCGAGGACGGGCTTTTCCTGGTTGGAGAAGTCGAAGGAAAGGTCGGTGATGAGGATGCCCGGTTGATCGTTCGGGATACCCCAGTTGCCGGTGGTGCCAAGGAAGGTTGCGGCCATTTGACCGCGGGCGGCGTGTCAACCGGGGGCGGGCTGTGCCCTGAGACTCAAGACCGCTGCGCTCCAAGACCCAAGACGCAAGACTGGAGGAATTCGCTCCTCAGATGGCAGACACCACCGCCTCGTAGGACAACACGGTTTCCCGGCCCCGCGACTCGTCTGGCGTGGTGGTGCTTTCCCGCTCTATCAGGTCGTGAAGAACGAAGGTGCCCGAATCGAGGTCGGCCTGGATCGCCGCCTTGCCACCGAGTAATACCGCCAGTTTGCCCGCCCATTCCGCGTGCGTTTCGGCCGGGGTGTCGTCCACTTGAGAAAACAGATGCACGTCGAGTTTCAGGCGGGCGGTGTGCGGCAGGCCAGGAACCGGTTTCGATTCCGCCGGGTTGAGCACGACGCAGGGACGCGTGCGGATTTCATCTCTCCGAGCCACGTGGACTGGCAGGCCCGATGATTCCGGGAAACCCTCGGGGCGGTGGGTGTCGATCCAGTCGGCCAGAAGTGATGATAGGCGGTCTTCGATCAGGTTTGGCATCTTGCCATCGGGTTCTCGTCAACCGGCACGTCGATTGATAGACCGGTTTGTCCGCTCGTTGATCTTGCGTAACGAGGTGAACAGCGCCTTGCGCAAACGCCCTGCCGCGACCTGAAGCGCGAGATTGATTCCCTTGTAGGTGCTCACGTCCTCGATGTAGTCGAGCTTGTTGATCAGCGTGACGGATGCCTTGTCGCCGGTCTTCACGATGGCGCTGCCGGGAGCCTGTTTGTGCCGGGTCGCCCACTGGACCGCACCGCGGATTCGCCCGCCGATGGACTTGCCCGCGTTGATCCACGAACCCTTGGCGAACCCCACCCGCTTCTGGATTTTGGCGATGTAGGTATCGCGGGCCTTGGCACTGGTGACGATCTGCTTCGGCTTGGATCCACCCAACTGCCCCCACTGGTGGAGATTCGGATCGAGGCGTCCGACCGACAGGTCCTTCCAGCCGGAACTCGTCTGGCGCAGGTTGTTTTCCGCCCGCGAGAAACGGCGGTTCTGGATGTTCGCCCAAAAGCGGTCGGCGGCCTGAGGGTCGGTTTTGCGGATTTCCTCGAAGGCATCGGATGGCAGGGCGAACACGCCGCGGATGTCGCCGGCCACGGCACCCTCGCCCAGCTTGCGGGCTTTTTCCGAGAATCCGAATGGCCGGGTGTTGCGGGCCAGTTCCACGGCAAGGCCGCGCCCCTCCTGCTTCACCAGGGATTCGATGGTGCGGCCGACCTTTTCCGGATGTCGCCGCAGGAGGCGGGCCACGTCGGAAGCACCTTTCATCTTTGCGGTGAACCGAATGGCGTTATCACTCATCGGTGGAAGCGAGTGTTAGAGTGAGAAGCGGCGAGCGCGGGTGATTGCCAACCTTGGTGATGCGGTATTCGGTGCCGTCCACTTCGATGCGCTCGCCGAACTTTGGCAGGGCCGCGGGAAACGCCAGTTTCGGAACGCGCAGGCTGAGGTCCGGCGATTCCACAAACCCGCCCATGTCGATCTGCTGGTCGTTTCGCACGCGGCTCACCAGGACGAGAAGGTCGATGGATTTCCACCGTGCCCGGACGCCATGTTCTGATAGAAGATGATGGAGATCGGTGAGGATTTCGCTTTCGAGGCTCATGCCGGGGACAAGCTGTCAAATGAAACACCCCCTCCCGGTTTCCCGAGAGAGGGTGCATATGCCAACCACAACCACCCAAACGTGGAAGATCAGGAGTATTCGCCGGCCACCAGGTTGATGCGGCAGGCGGCGGTGCCGTCGAGTTCGATGAGGGCCGGTCCCTCGTTCACCGCAAACACGGTCGGGGCGTTGACTTCCTTGGTGGCAGCACCGACTGGCACTTGGCCGCGGGAAGTCATCAGCGAAACCGTGTCGCCGGGAGCCAGCGCAAGGCCGAGGTTGGCGTTGAGGGTGATGGTTCCGGCCCCGGCATCCACCGAGGCGACCACACCGCGCACGCCGGTTCCGGTGGCGTTGGAAAACAGAACCACCACGTCGTTCGCGGCGGCACCCGTGTAAGGAGGCGCGTTGATGACGGTCTGGTTTGAGGCGCTGGTGGCCGTCACGATGGTGGCGCGCGACTGGGCGCGGAAGGTCAACAGCGAGGCGGCCTTGTCTGAGGTCGCGCTTGCATACTGGATCCGAACCCGGTCGCGTCCACTGGCGGGGACGACCACATGGCTGAGGGTGGAGCCGGCATTGCCGGTGAAGCTGAATGGAGTCATGGCGATGTTTTGCTAGGGGTTGATGGCTCAGGGTTTGACGATGCGCTTCAGGGCGTCGGTCTTGCCCACCGTGAAGCCGTAGAGGCACTCGATGGTGACAAACACCTTGTTGGCGCGGGTGTCGGTGAAGCGCAGGTAGCCGAAGGTCATGCCGGTCTGCGGATCGGTGACGGCACCGGACTGCTGGTATTCGGCGACCGGTACGAGGTAGCGCATGGCCACGGCAACGGCGCTCGGGTGAACCGCGAAACCGACGAGCTTTTCGGCATGGTCCGCCGGGATCACCACGGTTTCGTGGAGGTCGAATCCTGCGAGGCGCTTGATGAGACCTTCGGTGACGCCCGGGGCGCTGAGGTTCATGTTGAAGCTCTTGGCCACCACATCGTCGGCGAGCAGGTTGGTGTAGTGACCGGCGTCGAGCACCAGCGAACGGGGTGAGGCGGGCATCTTCACCTTGCCGCACTCCTCGCGGATGTTGAGGACCTTCTTGTAGTCGAAGTTGGTCGCGGCAACGGCCGGGAGCGGAGCGCCGAAGTTCGCCAGCGAGATGACCGACATGATGTCGAGCAGCACGTCCTGGGCAAGTTGCTGGGCGGCGGTTTCCACCAGGGTGTCGAGCAGGTCCATGGCCGTCTCGGACGCCTCGCGGGCTGTGACGTGGACGGTCTTGAACTTGTGGCGGCTGAGCGTGACCGGGATGGTGGTGACGGTCGAATCGGCGTTGGCGGTGTAGTCACCGGCGAAGTCGCTCGATCCCGACGGGGCACCGACCAGCGGCACGCGCACGGTGTCGCCCTTGTCGGCCTGCTGGGGACCGAAGTTGGTCGAGAACGCCGTGACGGGCAGCAGGTTCGCGGTGAATGGCATCAGCGCGCGTTGCGCAACCTTGATGTCTTTGATGTTGGTCAGGGTATTGGACATGGCGTTCTATCAGGCTTGGTGTTTGAGGATGAGGGCTTGTTGCTGAGGGGTGAGCTTCCGCCAGAAGGCGGTCTGTTCGGCCGGGTCGGTGATGGCGGCGAACTGCGCGTGGAGGTCGGCGGCCTGGACGTGATCGCCGGCGGGAGTGACGCGGGCTGGCATCGTGGTGCCGGTGGAGGCGACGACGCGGGCGACTTCCATCTGGAGCCGCTTGTCGAAGTCGGTCTGCGACGCCTGGAGGTCAGTGACCTGCTTGCGCAGCGTGGTGACTTCGGCGGAGGCGGTGTCGCGCTCGGACTTGAGCGTTTCGATTTCCGCGGTGAGCAGTCCCACTTCGCCGCGCAACGAAGTGACGGTGGCCGATTCCTCGGTGAGAAGTTCGGTTTGGGCTTGGTGGTCCCGCTGGAGGTTGGCGAGATCGGCGCGGGCCTGGGAGAGTTGGTCTTCGATGGTGGTGTCCATTGCCCGTGATCCCGTGTCAACCGTGGCGGCGTGATAGACACGCAGACGGCGCATCGCTTCAGCACGATCCGCGACCATGCCCGCAAGGTTGTGCCGCTGGGCCTGCTTGCCGTTGAAGGTTTGGCCTTCCATGGCTTCCGAGGGAATCGCACGGCCCTTGGCGAGCACCGCCGCATGGAAGTCGCGGGCGATTTCGGCGAGGTTCGAGGAAATCAACTCGCGTTGGTCGTCTGTTAG